AATTGGTGGTAGAGAAAACCAAGTATCATCATCTGATTATGCTGTAGCTGTTGGTGGAAGAGAAAATCAAGTTTTAAATGTAGCTTATAGTACTATTGGCGGTGGGTATAATAATAAAATTCACCATCAAAATGGAAACACTAATTCTTATAATTTTATAGGTGGTGGTCAAGGAAATTCAATAACTGGTTCTGCTATACAATATTCAAGTTTACTTGGAACTCAAGATTCAACGATAAAAGAATCATCTAATTCTTCTATAGTAGGTGGTCTACAAAATAAAATAGAACTAAGTAGTAACTATTCTTTACTTGGTGGTGGTAATGCAAATACTATATCAAGGTCTTTATCATCTGTATTATTAGGTGGTCAATATAATGAAATTTTAGGATCTCCAGCAGGTAGTGGAATTGATACTGTTGGAAACTTTCTTGGGGGTGGTGGACTAAATCAATTGATAGCATCAGATTATGGATTTATTGGTGGGGGTGCTTTGGGTAGTCTTAGAGGAAAGTCTGATTATTCTGCAATTGTTGGTGGTTTAAGTAATGAAATTTCATCAAGTGAATATTCTTTTATTGGTGGTGGCAATAATAATACTATGACCGATTCAAATAATGCATTTTTAGGTGGTGGTGTATCCAATAAACTAACTCACGCTTCATCCTCAGTTATAGTTGGTGGTGAATCTAATCACATAAAACTTACTAAATATGCTTTTGTAGCAGGTGGATTTAATAATTCCATAGGAAATGAAAAATACGGAACTCAAACTGATGAAGTTAGTGGATCAAATTTTTCAGCAATTTTAGGTGGTAGTTTTAATGGCATAACGGGATCACATTCTAGTATAATTGTTGGTGGTTTTAAAAATGTGATAGAAGCTGATTTTAGTATCACTTGGGGAAAGTCAACTGGATCATTTATAGGTGGTGGTAATAGCAACTTAATTAATGATGGTTTTAATGCATCTGCTGGTGGCGGTGGTAATTTTTCTAATTCTACTATAGTAGGTGGTACACAAAACGAAATAAGAGCAAATCAATCATCTTTTATTGGAGGAGGATCAGAAAATCAAATGTATGGTCCTGCTGAAAAATTCAATACCATTGGTGGTGGTAGATTTAATTCAATTAGAAATTTTTCTACATCTAGTGTTATAGCTGGTGGTGAACTAAATGTAATACAAAATTCTTTTAAAAGTGCGATTGCTGGTGGTGCTTCTAATGATATATCATCATCTGTTAATTCTTTTATCGGTGGTGGTGAAAGTAATGACATATTTGCATCACCTAGATCAAGTATTTTATCTGGAAGAGTTTCATTAATACAAAATGCACCTGATTCAACAATACTCAATAGTGGTGCTAGTAATGGCGCTAAAATACTTAGTGGCTCTGATGCATCATTAGCTGCTGGCGGTGGTACTTTAATTTATGACTCTAAAAATTCTATTGCATTTAATACTAGTACCATACTTTCTAAATCAAGGCATTCTATTGCATTAGGTGGTGGTGAAATTAAAAATAGTCCATATGCCTTTTTAGGAACTGGAATCAATAATAAAATTCATGGTTCTACGCTCACCACACACGGTCTTTACAACACTATATTAAATGGAACTCAGAATCATATTGAAGCTAGTGAAAATTCTTTTATAGGATTTGGTGATTCTGTTATTATAAGTGGGAGTGATAATGCTGCTATATTATCTGGTGATGGTCAATCAAATGATAGAGTTCAAATTTTAAATTCTAATCACAGTTTTATTGGAGTTGTAGAACAATACACATATATTTACGATAGTCCGAACTCTGTTATTCTTTCCGGTGGCACCAATATGATAAGTGCGAGTGTTTCTGTCGGTAGTTCAAATGGACAGAATGTAATTATAGGCGGTTCAGGAAATGATATGATACCTGTCGCTTTTAACGGCAAACCACCTGAATATAACCTTATGGGTGTTGGATATCAAAATAAAATGTATGGTGCTACTTATTCAGTTATAATGGGTGGATATGAAAATGAAATATCATCATCATCAGTTGTTGCTCTTAACAATTATAATAGAGCAACAGGAAATTTTATAGGTAGTGGTTTTTACAATTGTATAAAAAATGGTGTAAATTCTTATTCTAGTATAGTGGGTGGGTATGAAAATGTTATTAACTCTTCCCCCTCTTCTTTTTCATATACTTTTATTGGTGGTGGTCGATATAATCATATTAAGGATAGTCAATATTCTTCAATTCTTGGTGGTAGATATAATCAAATACCAGATGATATTGATGATGTTTTTATTATTGGAAGTAACATAACTGCTTCAGCAGCTAATACAACTCATGTAGAAAATTTATACTCATTGGGTAATATAAGTGGTTCATCAACCTCAACTGGTTCGTTTGGAAACCTAAAAGTTACTGGACCAGGTCAATCTATATTTGATGGTAGTGTTGGTATAAATTCCAGCACTGCTAATTACGCTGATTTAACAGTTGGGGGAACTGGTGATATACTAGCCTTACGAGCAAGTAGTGGAGCTGCTGGATTCACAATGTACGAAGCTGGAACTGGTAGATTTAATATGACCACTTTAAATGGTTCAAATGGAATTGCTTTTAAAGTTCCATCAACTACTGCTCTTACCATAAATTCTTCTGGCAATGCTTCATTTTCTGGAGATGTATCAGCTGCCAATGGATTTTATCCTGATGCTGATAATGGAGCACAATTAGGAAATGCAAGTCTAAGATTTTCAGAACTGTTTGCCGTACGGACAATAACTGGTGGTGTATTTGAAACTGGTTTAAGAACACAAAAAATTGGAGACAATCCAACGGGTACAGTTGTTGTTTGGACAGAAGATGGTTTAGTTCCTTGTGACTCGAATGAGGACGAACTCGTAATGGGTGTAATTGAAAAAGGGAAAGATGAGCCAATCATAATGGGTGCTGAACCAGTATTGGTGACTGGTAAAGTGGATATTGGAGACTACATTGTAACCTCTGATAAAATAGGTCATGGAAAATCTGTAAAAAGAGGATATTTATTGAAGAAGGATTTATTTGGAAAAGTTATAGCTCAAGCATTAGAAAAAAGTGATGATAGTGATTCATGTTTGATTAAGTGTATGATTAGGAAAATGTAATGGGAAAAATTCACATAGAAAATGGTATTATAAGTTCATCAGCTGATTATGGATTATATCGTGGAACATCTAAAATAGCAAATATACAAGATGGTGAATTTAGAGTATTAGGTGATTTAATTGCTGAAAACTATATTGTTAGTTCATCTGTTACTGCTTTAACTTTTCAGTCTCTTAGTGGTTCAACAATATTTGGTGATAGTTCTGATGATACTCATCAGTTTACTGGTAATGTCGGCATCAACGAATCAACTCCTACTGCCAAACTTCATATAGAAGCTGGTTCTGATAATGCAACTGGTGGTATCAGGCTAACCAACGATGACTCAGGCCAGGGTTCAACTGATGGAACTGCTATATTCATAGAACAAAACACTACAGATTTCTTTATTAGAAATTATGAAAATGCTGGTATAAGATTAAGAACAAATGATACTGATGCTCTCTATATAAGTAATGGTCAAAAGGTTGGCATCGGCACCACAGTTCCGTCACAAAAATTAGAAGTAAGTGCTGGAAATATAATGATTTCTGGTAGTGGTGGAGCTGGTGTTATCTTTAAAGGAACTGGTGATGGTTCAAACAAAAATGCTCTATACTTTAAGAATGCCTCAAATACTGAAAAGTTTAGAATAATACACGATCCAAGTGCTAATGGAACTGATGATTTACAATTTAAAGCAAATGCAAATAGTGTAACTGTAATGACAATGTTACAGAATGGAAATGTCGGCATCGGGATTACAACGCCAATGGCAAGTAGTGATGGAATTGCTGGATTAGAAATAGGTGGATCAGCTACTCCAGGTTTGACAATTAAAAGTACATCTTCTTCTCAAATTTACAGTTTATGGGCAGATGCAAGTGACAATTTAAACATTCAAGACAACACTAATAATGTAACAAGGCTGAGTATTTCTTCTGGTGGAAATGTATTATTTCCTAGTGCAAATGCAAAAATAAGTGGCTCATCAACCTCAACTGGTTCGTTTGGTAGAGTTAATGCTTCAAGAGTTTATAATGTTAATAGAATAGAGGATGATGGCAGTGAACTCACAATCAGGTCTGATGATTTAAAAACTGTTGGTGATGCAATTACAATAAAGGATTCAAGTGGTTCAGATAAGATTACATTTGCTCTTGATTCAACTCTTGCAGAAATCGGTGGTGCCATACAGTTTAATAATGCATTACAATTTGCTAGTGACTTAGGAACAAAAATAAGTGGTTCAGCAACCTCGACTGGTTCGTTTGGTAGGTTACACACGAACCTAGCAGAAATAGTAGATTCAGGTGGTTATCCATTACTAAGAGGTGCTTCAGGAGTCACAGATTTATTCATTGGTGGTGATGTAAGTAATGTTCAGATACTTACTGCTCATTTACTACCTGGTGCTGATAGTAATAGAGATTTAGGTAGTCCTACGAGAAGATGGCAAGATGGATTTTTTACAAACATTCACAGCACCACTAAAATAAGTGGTTCAGCAACCTCAACAGGTTCGTTTGGTAAAGTATCTATCGGTGGAACTGGTTTTGGTCTTGCTTTTCATGAAGACCCTGATACTGGAATAAGGTATGGGGGAACGAATACATTTGAAATTCATACTAATGGTACAAAAGGAATAGAAATAAATGGTTCTCAAACAGTATTCATTCCAAATGGTGATGTAACTATAGGAACTACTGGAAACAATGGGTTTATAAATCTTAACAGAAGTAGTGATGGTGTTACTGTTGGTGGAATGGGACTTTCATCTACTAATGTTTTAGACCTTTCAGTTTCGGGTGGTTCATTTCCATCAGTAAGACTTCTCACTAGTGGCACCGAGCGTCTGAAGGCTGACCAAGATGGAAACATAATATTTGCAACTGCTAACGCAAAAATAAGTGGTTCAGCATCCTCAACTGGTTCGTTTGGTAGAGTTCATGTTGCTGATAAACTTGCTGTTGGGACTACAGGTCCTACTGGTACTATAACAGTATCGAAAGGATTAGCATCAGCTCCTTTAGGTATCTCTGCAAATGGTTCGTATTTACAATTAGGTACTAATGATTATGGTAGTGGTGCTACAGGTAAATTTATGATTGGGTTTGGTTATACTGATAATTATATCAATACTCACTCTCCAGCGTATATAGGATTTGAAGAAACATCTACATCAGGTGACACAAAGGGTGATTTAACTTTTTATACAAGAAATGTAACTACCGATACTGCACCTACTAGAAGAATGACCATTGATGAAGATGGAAATGTCGGCATCGGCACGGATAGCCCATCACAAAAACTTCATATACACGGTGGTGGTATGTATTTGCAAACTGGTCAAGTTATCACATGGAATAATGGAGATGCTCAAATAGGTGCTGTAAGTGGTTATCACTTTAAAATAGATACATATGATGGTGCTTCATTGACAGAAAAATTGCGTGTCACAAGTGAAGGAAATATATTATTCCAAGCTGCTAACGCAAAAATAAGTGGTTCAGCAACCTCAACTGGTTCGTTTGGTATGGTTACTGCTGGAGTAAACGCCGCTCAAGCAGGTGGAAAATTTCATGTTAAGGGTAGTGGTCTTGGAAATGCTTTAGGTATAATAGAAGATACTGTTGGTAATGCAAACTTTTTACTTAAAGCAACTGCTGCTAACAAAAATTCACTACTTTTATTTGGTGATGCTGCAAGTGATGAAATAGGAAGAATAGATTACGACCATGCTGATAATAGTTTGGATTTTGTTGTAAATAATGGAACTGCAGTAAGTATAAACTCCAGTCAACAAACCACATTCAATGGAAACATTAATCTTCCAGATGATATAGCATTGTCTCTTGGTAGTGGTACAGATGGTCAAATATGGAATAATGGAAGTCAAACCAACTTTAGAAATAATACATCTAACCAAGATTTTGTTTTTATGGTAAATGATGGTGGTTCAACCAATACAGAGGTGATGAGAATTGACGCCTCTGTATCAAGTGTCGGCATCGGCACAACAATTCCATCCAGAAAGCTTTCTGTGGGAGGAACACTTCATGTTTCAAGAAGTGATGCCTCTACTGCATACACAACTGATGGTTGGGCTAGATACATTGAGATAGATACATTTACAACTGGTGGTGGTGGAATCATATGGACAAAACAAGCAAATAACATCAGTAGAGGTATATTTGCAAATCTAGGTGATATGTATTTTGCTAGAAGCACAGCAAATGATAATTCTGCTGCTGCTACTTACGATATGTTTATAAAAAGAACTGGTGAAGTCGGCATCGGCACGACAAGTCCTGATACTAATTTACACATTCATAAAGCAAGTGCTGGTTCAGTAACAACAAACACCAATTCACAATTTACTATAGAAAACAATAGTCATGCTTCTATGCAATTCTTATCACCAAATAATGCAAATAGTATTATATACTTTGGTGATGTAGATGATAATGATATAGGATATATAAATTATGTTCATAGTACAAATACTATGAATTTTCAAACAAATACTGCTATTAGGATGACCATTTCAGGTTCAGGAAATGTCGGCATCGGAGAAACAAGTCCTTCATCAACTCTGCATGTAAAAACTGATACTGGTGTAACAATTAAAACTGCTGGAACAAACAACACACCAGGTAGATTAAATCTATGGTCTGCTGATACCTCAATAGCAGCTGGTGATACAATAGCAGCTATATATGCTTTAGGAACTGATAGCACTTCTACTGCAAACACAGGTTCAAAAATAGAATTTGAAGCTGATGCAACTTGGGATGCAGGTAGTGCTAATTATCAAGCAACTAACATCCTTTTTTACACACAAGACAATAGTGGAACAAACAGACTAACTTCCCCAAGAATGAGAATTGGCTCAGACGGAACTGTTGGAATATTAACAGAAACAGCACCAGAAGCATTAACCGTAAACGGAAACATAAGTGGAAGTGGAACTGGTTATTTTGGTAATATAATACTTGGTGGAACAGAACAGATTGCTGTCAATAATGGAAACCTATATTATACAGGTGGAAATTTAGGCATTGGCACCACAGATCCGGGAGAAGATTTAGATATTGTAAAGACTGGTAATGCTGACCTTAGAGTTAAATCTACTAGTAATGGTGATGATGCAAGAATATTTATCAACAGAGCTAATGCCAATGGTAGAGCATATTTAGCCTTTCAAGATGAAGCTAATAGTTACGCTTGGTATACTGGTTTATTAAGAAGTAGTGGTGATGTATATGCTATTGGTGAGGGTGATGACTATGGCACTAATACATATTTTGTTGTTAATACTGGAGGAAATGTCGGCATCGGCACCTCAAGTCCAGGCCAAGAGTTAGAAGTAATTGGAGAAATAAGTGCAAGTGGTACTATCTATGCTGGAGGTAGGGTTTATGTTAATAACGACCTTGCTTTGTTTCATGATGGAACAAGTACATTATCACTTGGATTTGATACTGACATCACCAAAATACGATATGGAAAAGAAGCAGGTGATGTACATGAATTTTTCGGCGATACAATAAGTGGTTCAGCATCCTCAACTGGTTCGTTTGGAACAATAAATATTAATGGTAATGAAAATGCAAGACCTCTTTTTGTTAGGGAAGGTAATAATGCAGTTGGTATGGGAACATCGTCACCTACGGCAACTAGACTTCACGCTTATGGTGGCACGGCAACTAGTACCGGATTGGTAAAATTTGAAGCTGGTGAAGCAACTGTTGATACTAATGATGTAATATTAATCTTGGATTTTTCTGGTGATTCTTCTATAAACACTAATAACGATTATATTCAATTTCAAAATAGCGATGGTGAAGTTGGTCGTATTCATAGTGAAGTATCTTATGGTACATTTACCGGTACTCATGTTTCACAAAGACCAAGTGGTTCATCCTATGGTGATTGGAAACCTGGTATGATAGTAAAATCAACTGGTAATATCTTAGCAACTGGTAGTTCGATGGCACTTGCTTGGCCAGAAGTTGAATTAACAACAACACAAAAAGACAAAGCAGTTATGGGTGTTTGGGACTCAAATAATCCATCTGGTAGTCACAACGATAAATATTTAGACAGAACACTTCCAAGAATAAACTACAACGCTGTTGGTGAAGGAATGATTAGGATTACGGATACGGGTGGAAACATAGAAACCGGTGATTATATCTGTTCTTCAGTTAGAACAGGACATGGTGAAAAACAAGATGATGATTTATTACATAACTACACCGTAGCAAAAGCCACTCAACCTTATAATTTTACATCAGCCAGTAATGATTCTGATTTGGGATACAAATCAGTATTAATTGCTTGTACTTATCATTGTGGATAACAAAATAACTTTATATTTATATATGAATAATTAGGATAATTTTATGCCAACCACATTTGGACAAGCTAATATAGAATTTGGAGCAGCCCAATTTACATTTGGCGAGTTTAGTGTTGCTTATGAATTATCTTTAATACAAGATGTTGGTGGACGATATAGTAGAAAAGAATTATTTGATGATTTTTTTCAAAAATATCCTGAAAAGAAAAAGAAAGTCATTGGTCTTGTGTTGAAAGTTAAGGGGAAAACAATTAAAGATAATGTTAAAATACCTAACAATGTTAATATTTCTTTATCTAATATTGATTTGGTAATACAAGAAGTCTTAAATAAACCAACGGCGAGAATATATGCTTAAACTTTATACAGATAAAAAAGAATTATTTGAGTGTAATGTAGCACTTGAAGGTGTTGATATAAAAGACTCAAAGATTAGAGCTATTCTAAAGTTTGACGATAAAAATCTTATGATTGAAGGTAAAATAAAATCTGGTGGTAAGGGTGAAATTATCTTTCCTAAATTAAAAGGATTAACCGAAGAAGGTCAAAGGGGAACTATGGAATTAGAAGTTATTGCAGAAGACGCTTACTTCCAACCATACGAAGAAGATTTTGAAATAAAGGTTAGTAAGAAAGTTACTGTTGAGGTTTTAAGTAAAGAAGAAAAGAAACCACAAATCGTTGTTGAAAGGATAACACCAGAAACAGAGTTGATGAAAATGTTAAAAGAAAACGGAATTACCAAAAAGATGTTGGTAAAAAACAAGTCTCGTTTCAGTCCTGTTCTACATAATTATTATAAGGAAGCAAACATTCAAGAAGGTTTTAATGTCTTTTTATCAAAGGTTTTAAAAAGGTTAAATTAAAATGTCATTTGATTTAACTAACATATTAGTATCAGAGGGTTTTCAAAATCTATTACAAGTTCGTGCTGATGATAAGACTATTTTTGATGGTCTAGGTAATACATTAGACGACTTTCGTCTTTCTGGTTCTTTTACTACAAGTGAATTTTTAGAAATAGAAAACGGAATATCTCAAACTGGTAATAAATTACACAGTCGAGGTGGAACTCTTTATTGGGGTGGAACAAATTTAGAATCATATGGTGGTGGTGGTTTATCAAACATGGTTGAGGATACCACACCACAACTTGGTGGTAATTTAGATTTAAACTCTAAAGATATAGGTGGAACAGGAAATTTTCTTATACAAGGAACTGGTTCTTTAGATCAATTTAATGTTGGTGATAATTCTTTTGATTCTTATTTATCAATAACACCAACATCTGTTGAAAAAGACCTTTTCTTGGTTAAATCAGGAAGTTTTTCTGCATTTGAAGTTAATGATAAGGGAGTGGTAAATTTTGGTGGGTTTTCAAATGAACCTGATGTTGTTGAAGGTGGTTTTTATTATAATACAGATGAAAATGAATTTTATCTTGGAATAGGGGAATAGAATGCCTAGTTGGAAGAAGATTATAACAAGTGGTAGTAATGCTGTATTAAATCAAATAACTGCCTCAGTTGGATTTAAAGGAGATGGTAGTGGAATTACCAATGTAACTGCTGCTAGTGTAACTTTTGATAATGTAAGTAGTAAACCAACTGGATTAGTAAGTGGTAGTTCTCAAATATCTACTGATATAAGTGGTTCATTTACATCTGTTAGTTCTTCTTTAGCAAGTAGATTAACAACTGCTGAATCCGAATTATCAAACACATTAATTAGTAGTAGTGCTCAAATTGCTACAGAAGTAAGTGGTGCTTTTACAGAAGTAAGTAGTTCTCTAAGTTCAAGAACAAGTACATTAGAAACTACATTAACTTCTGAACAAGGTAATATTGATACATTAGAAAGTAGAGTAAATCAATCGGTAAAAACTGATGCTAGTCCAGTTTTTGCTGGATTAACTACAACTGGTAATGTTATAGTTCAAGGTGATATTACTGCTGAAAGAATGATAGTAAGTTCATCTGTTTCTATTATAACACAATCATTTTCTAGTGGTTCAACTATCTTTGGTGATGATAGTGATGATACTCATCAGTTTACAGGTTCATTAACAATTTCAGGTGCTTTTGAATTAAATGGAGATTCTTTTTCAACAGCAGTTTCTTCATCAGCTGCAGCTGCTGGATTTGGTGGTGGTGGTAGTGGTGTTTCAAGCTATGATGATTTAACAAATGTTCCAGCTGGTATAATATCAAGTTCAAATCAACTACCAAGTGGTATTATTAGTGCATCAGCTCAGATATCAACAACAATAAGTGGTTCTGTAACTTCTCTAAGTTCATCACTTGCTAGTAGACTATCAACTACTGAATTAGAATTAGAAAATACATTAATTAGTGGGAGTGCTCAAATTGCTACAGCAGTGAGTGGAGCTTTTGCTGATGTATCATCTAGTATAACATCAAGAGTAACAACTCTTGAAGGAACTGGAACAACACAAGGAGTTGGGCAAAGCAATAATGTAACATTTAATAAAATAACAACTACATCAGGACCAGATGTATTTGGTGGAAATGTTACTATTGCTGGAAACTTAACATTACAAGGATCACAAAGTTCTGCTGATACTTTAGTTATTGCTGACCAATTTGGGTTCTTTGCTTCTGGTTCAGAAGGCTCTAATCTTGATGCTGGTGTTTTGGTTCAAAGCGGTAGTATTGCTAATACAGGTAGTGCTATATACCACGATGTTACTACTGCTTCTAATACAAATCCAAAAGGAGGCAGATGGTCTGTTGCTAAAGAGGTAAAGGTGGATGATAATGCAGTAACTCCAGGTGCTTATGTGGGGACTGTTACTGTTGGTGGAGATGCTACAGAACCTGATGATGGTGATGTTCAATATGGTGTTGGGGAAATGTATATTACAAGTGATGGTGAAATATACATTTATACAGGAAGTTAAAAATTAAAATGAGAGGTTACATATGCCAGCTAAGTCTTTAAGTCAAGCTGTATCGGAACAAAGTGTTTCGAGAGATAATAAACAACCAAATGTGGTTGATGAAAAAAAATTTAATTTGAGTGTTGACGAAGTTAAATTTATTTTAGCTAAGTTAGCTCAAATAGAGTTTAAGGGAGTAGAAATTGAGTTTACTTATAACTTAATTGTAAAACTTCAAGAATACTATAAAAGTTTAAATAAATAATTTTTATTGTTGGCTTCTGAAATAGAAGAAGTGGGCTCAACAATGAGTAACCAACCGCGATAGGAGTTGAAATGCCAAGTTGGAAAAAAATAATAGTTTCTGGCTCAGAAGCCAGTTTATCTACACTTAGTGTGGATGGTGCTGTAACAGCAACATCGTTTACTGGTGATGGTAGTAATTTAACTAATGTTACTTCTACTGTATCTCCATTACAATTTAATAGTTTAGTTAGTGATGGTTTTGATTTTGACGATAATGGTGATTTCCAACCTGTGGATTCTGAAGTTAAATATATTATTGATCCATCTTGGGAAGTAGATTCAAATGGTGATTTTAGTCCTAGAAGTAGAACTTTATTTGGATTGGTTTCTTCTTCAATGGAACACTGGCCAAACTACTTAGAGGAATAACATGGCAACTAAAAATATAGTACCAAGAGGTAATAATGAAGGTCAACTCGGAACAGAGTCAAAAAAATGGAATAAGCATATTGCTACCACTGGTTCTTTTGATTATATAAGTGGTTCGTTAAGATCAGAGGATGTTCTAAATTCATTACCTTCTAATTTAATATCAAGTTCAGCCCAATTATCCACTCGAATAAGTGGTTCATTTACTTCTGTTAGTTCAAGTTTTTCAACTCGTGTAACTACTGTAGAGTCTGAATTAGAAAATACCTTGATTAGTGCATCGGCTCAGTTAGCTGATGAGATAAGTGGTTCATTTAATAACGGATTTGAATTTAATGGAACAATAAGTGGTTCAGCAACTTCAACTGGTTCATTTGGTAGAGTAGAATCTACATCAATTTCAATAACATCAACTGGTTCATTTGGAAGAATAGAAGCAACATCAATATCAGCTAGTTTAGTAGAAGTAGATGCTGATACTTTACGAGTTGGTGGTGAGCCAATGAACAAGACTCTACTTCAAAATATAAAAAGAGCCCACTCATCTACAATAGCTTCTCCTGTTGGTAAACATAACCTTTCTGGTGACATAAGTGGTTCAATAACATCAACTGGTTCATTTGGACAACTTTTAGTAAAAGGAGCAGAAACAAGTGGAACTAACACCGGTGATGTGACAATAGCATCTGGTAGAGATTATATTGCAGTATCAAATCAAGAATTAACATTAGGTCAGGTTGATTTAACAACCGATGTTACAGGTGTCTTACCTTCAGCAAATTTAGACGCTGATACGGCACATTTAAGTGGGACACAAACATTTAGTGGAGCTAAAACATTTAGTAGTGCTCTAACAACTGCTGCTATAAATTCAAGTGGAGATATAACTACTACTGGCGATATAACTGCTCAAAATTTTATTGTTAGTTCATCTGTAACTAATCTTCAAATAGCAACTCTTAGTGGTTCAACTGAATTTGGTGACGATATAACTGATACTCATTTATTTACAGGATCACTTTTTGTTAGTGGTAATTTAGATGCTGTAAATCTAACTTCTGATAGCGGCAGTTTTTCAACAAGAGTTACTTCGCTTGAATCCAATGGTGTTTTTACATCAGCTGGAATAAGTGGTTCTTTTATAGCACCAAGTGCTTCATTTTCTACAAGATTAACTGTTGCTGAATCAGAATTATCAAATACTTTGATAAGTAGTTCAGCACAGATTTCAACAGAAATTAGTGGTGCTTTTACCTCTAATTCTGCTTCATTTTCAACAAGGCTAACAACAGAAGAAGGAAATATAGACACATTACAGGCAAGAAGAGTGCTTGCTGGAGATGGTTTAACTGGCGGTGGTGATTTAACGGCAGATAGAACTTTTGCTGTAGGAGCTGGAACCGGTGTTACTGTAAATTCAGGTGATGTAGCTATAGGTCAAGATATCGGAACAACATCAAAACCATTATTTGCTGCTATATCTTCAAGTGGTGACATAAGTGGTTCATCAACTTCAACTGGTTCGTTTGGTGCCGTTGTCACTCCGACTTATGGTAGAACAATTAGTAACATTACTGAAATAATAGAAGTAACTGTAGTAGACGATGGTGGAAACCATTACGCTTTTGAAGGAGCTACAACTCCTAACTTAGTAGTAAGTGAGGGAAAAACATATAGATTTGACCAATCTGATAGTACAAACGATACTCATCCATTTAGATTTAGTTTAACAGAAGATGGTTCTACTTACTCTACTGGTGTCACCACAGTTGGAACACCTGGTGAGGGTGGAGCTTATACAGAAATAAAGGTAACGAAAGCTACTGCAAATCGTTTATTTTATAAGTGCACTGCTCATAGTGGTATGGGTAACCAAGGTAACATTCTTAAAAATGATTTAACAAATTTTGGTGGAAACATAAGCGGTTCAGCAATCTCGACTGGTTCGTTTGGTCATATTTTAGTTGACGGTACTAACATAGAAACATTTATTTCTTCATCTGCATCTACTTTTGGATTTAGTGGTGGGGGTACTTCCGATTATGAAACATTAGATAATATACCAGAAGATATTATTAGTGGTAGTTCACAAATAGCAACAGCAATTAGTGGAGCTTTTGCAAACACTTCTTCAAGTTTAGCTAGTAGAATAACATTAGCTGAATCCGAGTTGGGCAATACTTTAATTAGTTCATCAGCACAGATAGCAACTAATATAAGTGGTGCTTTTGCAAATGGTTTTGAATTTGATGGAACGATAAGTGGTTCGGTAACATCAACTGGTTCATATGGTAGGGTGGTTGCAACTAAGTTTGTAGGAGATGGAAGTGGACTTACTGGATTATCATCAGCTGCCATAGCTACATATAACACATCTGGTGATAACAGAATTATAACATCTGTAAATTCATCTACAGTTCAAGGTGAAGCTAATCTTAGTTTTGATGGTACAATATTAAGTAGTTCGTTAGCTTCAACTGCTTCATTTGGTCACTATATAGTTGGTGGAAATAATTTTACAACTGCTGTTTCAGAATCAGCAGCTGCAAGTGGTTTTGGTAGTGGTGGTGGAGCTGGTGGTGGTGACATGAGTGATCTTGTTGATGATACATCTCCACAACTTGGAGGAGATTTAGACCTCAATTCTAACGATATTACAGGAACTGGTAATATTACTATTAGTGGAAACATAAGTGGTTCATCAACTTCAACTGGTTCGTTTGAAAGAGTTCATATTATCGATAAATTAGGCATTGGAACTAAAACTCCTTTTAATAATCTTCACATTGTAACTTCAGGAGATAATATTGCTAAATTTAAAAGTAGTGATGCTACTGCGAGGATAATATTAGAAGATAATAATTCAGAAAACAACGGCAATTACATTGAAGTAAAAAATGATGTTATGACTTTAGCTACTAATGGTGGTAACGATGGTTTGGTTATAGGCACTAATCAATCTATAACAGCAAGTGGAGATTTTAGTTCATCTTTAGCATCAACTGGTTCATTTGGACATCTTATGGTTGGTGGAAATAATTTTACAACTGCTGTTTCTTCATCTGCTGCTTCTGCTGGATTTGGTGGTGGAAGTGGTGGAAGTCAAAATGTTTTTTCTACTGTGGCTGTTGCTGGACAATCAAATGTTGTTGCTGATGCTACAACAGATACATTAACTTTAGTTGCTGGTGATAATATGACTATCACTACAAATGCTGGTAGTGACTCAGTAACATTTGCTTCTTCCGGTGAAGGTGGTAGTGGTGGAGCATCAACTTCAAGAAGTACAACTAGATCAGTAGCTACTGCTAATCAAACTACATTTAATGTTAATTATACTGCTAGTTTACTTGATGTATATCAAAATGGTATAAAATTAGATTCATCTGAAGTAACCGCAACAAACGGAACTTCTGTTGTTTTATCATCTGGTGCAACTGTAAATGATGTTTTAGAATTTGTTGCTTTTTCAACTATATCAACTGGTACTCATTTAAATATAACAGGTGATACTGCTACTACATCTTCTTTATTTCCAATGTTTACATCTGATCCTAATTTTACAAGTGGTAATTTAGTAAGTGCTAGTATTAATACAGATGACTTATCTTTTACACCATCAACCGGTAAACTATATGTTGATGGTGGAGTAAGTGGTTCTGCAAATTCTACTGCTTCTTTTGGTCAAATTTTATTAGGTGGAGAAGAACTTTCTGCTGGTGGTGGTGGTGGAATACTTGCAACACAAGGAACTGACTACTCAGACGGTGGTGTTGATGCATCATATACATTAACTACGAGTTATGTTGCTTTTGACTCTACTTATTATAGAGTTGCTTTTACTGCACCAGCTAGTGGTAAGGTTTTACTTCATGCTCAAGTAACTGTTGATCCTTCTAGCAGCAGTAGAACTGTATCCTTTAAGTGGGATGTACAAGGGGCAAGTCCAAGTACAAGTTATGCTGACTTTTACTATAATTATGATGAAAGTGATCATAATACGGTTCATCCTGAAAGGATAATAACTGGTTTAACTCCTGGTCAATCATATACTTATGATTTATTTGCTAGAACTAGTAGCACTACTGTGTATTTAAAATGGGGACAAGAGTGGTGTGCTCCTCTTGCTTACGCTTTAGAACTCCCATAGGATATAGGGTTATATGGGCAAAACACGACAACAGGCAAATTTAGTTTCTGATGGTTTTCTTACAACAGATTTATCCAACACTAAAATAAATCATACTGGAAGTCTTTTAGTTAGTGCCAGCTTTAGTGGAAGTGGGCTTAAAGTTGATGGAAACATAGACATAACAAGTGGTGATTTAAATGTAACATCTGAAGGTTCTTTTGGTAAGATTGTTGGTGATGGCAGTGGACTAACAAATATGACATTTGAAATGTCAGATGATTCTACTCCAAAATTGTCTGCTAATTTAGACTTAAATGAAAATCAAATTTTTACTACTAGTAGTGTTGATAAAACTTTAGAAACATCTCAAACAGCTAATTTAAATTTTAAAGCTATTTCTGGTGGTGGATGGGATATAAGAAATTTAAAAGATGGAAGTGCTGTATCATCAGGTCAAACTGTAGTTAGAGGTACAACTGTCTCTTTAGCTAATTATGACTCAACCACTTACCAATGGAAAATATTAGCACCTCTTCAAAGAAATGGAAGATTTGGATTGTTATATGCCAGATCACCTCATAGAATTGGAATATCTACTGATTATGATTATAATAATTATGGTAACAAATGGGATATAAGAGGTTTCTCAGGTGATGGTGGAACTCAAATTTTTACTAGCCAAGCTACTACCAGTAGATCTTATACTTATAGTCGATCACTTGGTGGAAATGGTCTAGCTGAAGATTTTAATATTGTAGTGGATAAAGCAAAAGGAAAAGTTTATGGGGTGTTTCATTTTAGAGGTCAAGGTACTAACTATTATGAACCTAGTTTAGAATTTTATAGTGCTAGTTCAGATTACAATTATAATTCTGAAAGTATTTTTAGTCCAGATGGTACAACTGATAGACATATAGGAAGTTTAACTAATTTTTTTAGAAGTCAAACTGATGGTGTTGATGATTCTAACCAAGATAGTGATAATTATAAAGGTACATTTTTAGATGACAGAACCATAATCAATCATGACTACAACTCAAGATATAACAAAAGATGGTCTAATATGATTATGAAACCAGATGGACTAACACAAATAGGTGCAGCTAGACCGGATTATAGTCGAACCAGTGACTATAGTGATATGTGGCAACTTCATTTTGAAGATCCTTTTTATGAATCTCAAATTCAACAAGAAGATAAAAAAATATTTTGGACTGTTACTAGGATAGATAACTTTATACAAGACACATTAGGTGGTGATAATGCTCCGTGGGCTGATTTTAATGCTGATGATTTAGAAAATATACCAAGTAGTAATAATTGGTATGTAAATGCTGGATTTCAAATTGTCAATAACGGTAGAAGAGTTATTTATAGTGTACAAGAATACGATAATTATAGTGGTGCTTTAGGTTCAAGTAACCCAAGATTACAAACAATGTTATTTCAAACAGACCTTTATATTCCTTGGGAAATAAGAACAATGATGGCAAAAACAACAGTTTCAAAGTCTCTTTTTGATTTTTTTCCAGATGATACTCAAAGTCAAATTTTAAATGATGTTAGAACAACAAGACCGGGCAGTTACTATGGTAGATTTATAGATAACATGCATATACTACAAAACGGAGATTTTCTTTTCTCAATGGGATCAGGTTCAGGCGATACACCAAACTACATTCAAGTTTCATATGATGAGAGTAAAGGATATTCGGCTGAGACTATTGGTTCTGGACCACAACCAGTAAATTCTAAACGACATGATTTAATTGCACATAAATTAAGATTTAAAAATGAAGTAACTGCAAGTTCACATATAAATGTTTCTAATGAATTATCAGTAGAAACCGCTTCACTTGATGTAGTAACATTTAAAGGAGATACTTTTTCCTCACTTATAGAAATACCTTTAAAAAACGATACAGGTCATTATGTTGCTAGTCCATTGTATAGAAGTTCTTTAGTTTATAGAAATCCAAGTACAGATAAATTAGAATCAGTATTATCTGGACATCATCATGGTGGTCAAAATATAACATGTTATGGGTTCAATCCCAAACTTTTTATTTCGCAATATGCTGAATTGCCATCATCTTTACCATCATCAAACATACCTCATTTTGGTCAATTAGACACAACCAATAATACCACAGTCGATGCAAATGATTATTTTGGTCTTGATTACAGACTTAGACAATCCAGATATACATCTCAACATGGACAACTATCTTTTGGGTTTGGTTTAACAAATGCTAATAAATACATTTACTTGTATCCATCTCAATTTCCAAAATTTGGTTGTTATAAAATAGACTTTTATTCGTACACTACTGCTAGTTACGATAGTGAACAAATGAAAGTTACTCCTGAAGAACTTTATATTTCAAGGTCAAATGCGGCTGATTTATATCAACAAGAAATACCACATTCTGGTTCGATAGGAGTAGGATATTCATTAGGTCAAGTTTTAACAACTGATACTGCAAGTATGTATTATGCTAATGTCAAAAAATTTGATGGAATAAATAAATTTGTAATAACATATTTAAGCGGTAGCACATCAGGACCACTTCACGCTAAAATATTTGATGTTGATGAAACAAATGACACTTGGAGTGTTGGTAATGATTATCGATTAAGTTATGGAGCACAATCATCTTCTTTACAAGATTATGGTTGTATACAAGGAGGACCAGGTCTTTGTACAAGTGGTTCAAATGCTTTTGTTAATGTTTGGCAAAATTATCTTTCTGGTGTTGAATCGTACCAACCAAATGATGATGGTGATGTTAGAAAATATAATGTTTGTTTTGTTGATGGAACAACAATAACTTCTGGTTCTGATATGATTATAACAGGAAGTATAGGTTCAGCACCAAGTCCATACACAGGTTCAGTATCAGGAACTTTTGATTATGGTATAAGTGCTTCTTTTGATGTAGATGCTTATGGTAGTTCTAGAACATACTATAATTTTCCTGGATTGTGTCAATATGGCTCAGGCCAATACAATAATCGAAATGATAGTTATACTGCATATGGCAGAAAATATCATGATTTTACTCGTAGGTTAAATAAAGTAGCATATGATAAAACAACAGATAGATTTGTATTTGTATTAGGTGGTGGTGGATATAATAATAGTGCAATAAGAGCTCAGGGCTGGAAATATGCATTAGCATCATCAAACGGAAATACATTAAATATGCAATCAGTTTTAAGAATAAGTGCTGATGTTCCTGGATCAACATTAAACGATAGTTTATTTTCTGTTAGAGTAAGAGTTAGTAATGGTGTGGTTTATGTAACTGGATTAATAAGAAATAATACTACTAGTAGCAATAATTATTCCTATGTATTTTCAAATTGGGGTTTTATAGAAAAAGAAAGAGAAGTAATTAGTTTTATTGCTCCTAAATCTAATCCATCTCATTTTGGATATACAGATAGCAATCGGAGAACAAACTTTGCAAATTCAATTACAAGCACAGGCATTCCTATGGAGCTCAGTCCTACTGTAAAAAAATGGAATGGAACAACTTGTATTTTTCTTCATATGATTGTTCCTATAAGAAATGATAGCTCTCCCAATAAACTCCAACAAAACCTAGTAACTTATAGGATATTTTTAGACCATCCAAAACAAAGTGGTTATCACTTAAATGAAGGTTATAATAATGACTCATATCGTGCAGAATATCCTCCGTATGTAGCGGCAATCAACGAAGGTGGTGATGAATATGACTCAAATATGTTTAGATATGTACCTGGCCAGCAACAGCTAAGCCCTTCAGATGATTCCGGTCACACCCATGAACTAACTGGTGTTTATTGGGCAATGGATAAAACCTCTGCAGGAGACATGCTAGGTGATTCTGATAATGAAGATGCTCTTGGTAAGATACAACATCCAAGCTCAGCTCATGATGGGCATAAAGAAGGTGTTACACCAGCCATAGACAATTATATAGACACCGAAATCCAAACATACAGACCAAATTCACTGGTTCCAATATACTCTGATGATGGTAATACACTTATATTTCATTCTTGGGGAAGTGATGAGAAACAATTTTTACCAAGTGACCTTTCAACTGATGTAGGTCAAGATAATCATTATAGAGCTTATATAACAAGTATGATAGACGATCCTAGAACAAATGATGATTTTAAAGACAAAATTATAGGAGCAACAGACTCTATTAATACTGAAATTCCTGAATATATGCAATCTGGAAGTAGAGTGTCATTAAAATTTGAAGGTCAAAAACTTGAAGTGACAAGTAGTTTAATAAGTGGTTCAGGAAATAGATTGATACCTATACAAACAGGAGTTTTTACTTCAGGTTCAGGACCAACTCATCAAGCTGATGTAACCAACACTCCAAATACATTTACTCCTGGTAAAAGAGTATTTATAGAAGATGGTACTGGAATTTATACTCACAATTCTTCTTCATTAGAAGTAGGTATTGCTACAAGTGAAACTGAATTATTATTACAAATAAAAAGATAATGAGTAAACAACAAGACAGAGTAAAAATAGTTAGTGATGGTTTTTTAACAACCAACATTGCTAATGATATGCTTACATCAACTAGTAGTATAAAAACAACTCTTAATATTAGTGCTAGTGGTAACTTTATCAGTAACAATGACATTACTATAGGAACAAATATTTCTGGATCTCTTAGGTCTACTGCTTCTTTTGGTATGTTGATAGGTAATGGGAGTAATATTACAACTGATGCTGTAGCTACTAGTGATGATTCATCACCACAGTTAGGTGGTCATTTAGATATTGGTAATTTTGAATTATCTGGATCTTTTAATTTAGATGTACCATCGGGTAGTGTTTATTTTAAAGAAATAAGCGGAAGTGATTACATAAATATTTGGAAAAGAGCACACATATATGATGAGGTTTTTGCAAAAGATTTTCATGCTAAAGAATTTAAGAAAATGAATCTTAAAAGTAAAGAAAGTTTAAAATTAGAAGCTCAGTTTATTAAACTAGAAGAAGGAAATTTACAAACGATACTTGACGAAGTAAAACAATTTAATTTTACAACAAATGATGCTTTAGTAAAAGGAGATCCAGTAAAAATAAACTCAGATGGTACAGTTTCAAAATTAGGTAATGGTTTAACAAAAACATTCGTAGGAGTTTCAAGTGCTGATTATGCTAGTTCTGCAACTGCTACAATAGTTTTAAGGGGATTTACAACAAAAATAACTGGAAGTTTAACTCCTGATGGTGCTGGGTTTATAACTGGTAGTAGGTATTTTATTAAAAGTGACGGAGGTTATCAAACGGCATCCATAGACTTAGCATCTGGACCAGTTCTTGCTGGAAATGCGATTGACGGAGAAACCATAACATTGAGGCCTATAGAATGAGTAAAGTAAAAAATAATGCTAGTTTATTGTCCGATGGTTTTGTTTCAATGTCAATTGACCAAATTACTTTACCTTTGGAAAACATTGGTGCTAATTTAACTTCTAGTTTTGGGATAAATTTATCAGGTGACATTGATTTTTCTAGTGGAAATTACAATATAAGTGGTTCAGCAACCTCAACTGGTTCATTTGGAACATTAGTAGGAGATGGATCAGGTGGATCTATTACAGGATTTTCAAAAGATGTGGTGACTGATGCGAGTCCAAAACTTGGTGCAAATATAGATTTAGCTGGATATACTTTAACAGATACTTCTTTTGCTACTGTAGGAGATGGAAATGTTGATTATAGGGGAATATTTCAAGCAATAAATTTACCTAATACTAAATTAGTGGTAACAAGTAATAACTTACCAAGTGGTTCTAGTTTACTAGGTGAAACTTTAGATATACAGACTTCCTTAACAGGTTCTGATTTACAAATATCTGCTAGTAGTATAAGTTTTGCTTCTTTGCTTATTTCCAGCACTGCAGTAGATCCTAGAGTAGATTTTACTTCTATTGATGGGGGATATGGTTTAGTTGACAATTATAAAAGTGGCGTATCCGATTCAGCTTTAGAAAGTCCAGCTGAATGGGCAGGTGAAGAAACTTCAACAGGACTAAATTATAGAATTTTAACAAAATCAGCATCTTTTGGTTCAAATGTAACAGTCAATGGTAAACTAGTATCAAATAGTGTTAATTTTAAAGCTATTAGTTATCCTGCAGCAGAAAATCTTGATGCTTATGTTCCTGTTCAACTTTCTTCAAGTGGTAAAATTTTTGCTTGGCAAGATGAAAGTGAATTAATTGGTATAACTTCAGAAGCCATATCTCAAAATTCAACGGGTAGTATTACATTAAAAGGTGGGGTAGTAAAAAACATACCTTCTAGTTTAGTTACACCCACTGGTGGTGCTGATGATGAATTAGCTACTGCAAAAGAAATATATTGGCTAACCGGTTCGGCTCAATATACAGATGAAGATTATTCTACTACCGGTTTTAAAGTAGGATTAGCGTTAAATTCAACAACAATCTTAATGAGAGGTTAAATATGTTAGTTAAATTCGATGAAATAATAGAAGTAGTATTACACCACGAGGGTGGATATGTAAACGATCCTGATGATCCAGGAGGAGAGACTAATTTTGGTATAGCTAAGAGAAGTCATCCTGATGTAGATATTGCCAACTTAACAAAAGATGGTGCTAAAGAAATCTACAAAGAACATTATTGGGATAGAAATAAAGTAGAGTCTTTATCAGAAGACTTACGACATATTTATTTTGATATGTGTGTAAATCAAGGTAGAGGAAGAGCAGTAAAAATTCTTCAACAAGCGGCTAACGCTAAAGGTGCTGGTTTAAAGGTAGATGGTGGAATGGGACCAAAAACGATAGCGGCTATGGATGGTGTTGAGTTAGACAGAGTTCGTGCTTATCGTGTGAAATATTATGCTGATTTAGTGACTCGTAAACCAGACTTAGAAAAGTTTTACTTTGGTTGGTTTCGAAGAGCATTAGAAGTTTAGTTCTTTTGAAACTTATATATTTATAGATGTAGGAGAATATCTATGTCTATACCAAAACTAAAAGATTTACTAAACGAAAGAGACTACCATTTAACAAAACCACCGAGAAATGTTGCTGGGGTAGCAGTTATATCTGAAGGTCAAGTTCTTTGTGTAAAGCGTTCAGAGACTCAAGGTAAGTTTCCAAACTTTTGGTCACTTCCAATGGGTGGTGTTGAAAAGGGAGAGACTTTTGAAGAAGCTGGTGCTCGTGAATTAAAAGAAGAAACAATGCTTGACATTAACCCTAAAGATTTAGTATATTTAGGTACGATAAAAGACGGAGTGCATAATCGTCTATGTAAAGTTTATAAAGCAGAGATGGATGGTAAACCTGAACCTACATTAGACCACGAACATACTGATTGGGGTTACTATGATAAAGATAGTTTACCAAGACCTTTTGAAGATAGAATGAGACAAGTGTTGGAATTAAACTTATGAGTTTAAAAAAGTTAGTAGAAGAAATAACCAAACCCGTTATTGATGAGATGGGAATAGTTGCTGGTGATGGAACTATCAAAGGTGGTTCTAAACTTTCTAAGATAAAGAAGATGAAAAAGAAAGGACACACTTCAGTTCCTTATGGTAGTGGTTACAAAAAAGTAGATGAAGCACAAGCTGTAAAAGGTAGTAAAGTAGAAAAGTTTATTACAGGTCACAATCTTACTATGAAGGGTAAGAAATATAAAGAAATAGAATTTGAGACATTAGGTGTTGATAATAGTTCAAAGATGGTTAATCTAAAAATATTAAAACCAAAAAACTTATTTGGTATGAAGACACCTGTAAAATTCCAAACATTAAGAAGAGGACCTTTTACAAAAACTGATACTAGTAAAAAATTAAAAGAACAAAAACAAATCAAAAAAACTATCGGTGTATTCGGTGGTAGATTTCAACCATTTCATTCAGGTCATCTTGCTACATATAAGTGGTTGTCCAAACAAGTTGATGAAGCTTACATAACCACATCTAATATTAAGAAACCACCAAGACACCCTATGAACTTCAAAGAGAAAGTTCGTCATATGGTAAAGGTGGGTATTCCTAAGAATCGTATCATTGAAGAAAAGACACCTTATGTGGCAACTAACTTACTTAAAAAGTTTGATTCTGAAACCACGGCAGTAGTTTATGCTTTCGGTCAAAAAGATGCTGGTCGTTTAAAAGCTGGAACTAAAAAGGGTGGTGGTAAAACTTATTATCAAGATTACAAAAAAAGTAAAGGTGATATACGAGGATTTGAAGAACATGGATATTTTGTTACTGCTCCACAATTTGGAAATATAAGTGGAACAAAAACAAGAGATATGTTGGGAAATCCAAAAGTAGATGATAAAGAAAAATTAAAGTTTTTCAAAAAAACATTTGGATATTACGATAAAGGTTTGTATAATATGATGACGAATAAGTTTAGAAAGTTATACGAAGTTTATCTTGGATTATTAGAAAGTACAAGCACCCAATCTGATGGAGTAGATGATGGTCCTGGTTTTTTATCAAGTTTAAAATCTTACTTACTTAGGGGTGAAAAAGAAGCTGGTAGATTAGGTTGGGAGATTGCTAAAAACATAATTGATGATGAAAACTATTATAGTCAAGAATTTGACATTCCAAAATACCCAAACGGCCCAATAGGTTCAGTATCATACGGACCTGCTGGAGTAGCTGAGCCAAGTGCAGCTAATGATATGGATTTAGTTGGAAGTAAATTATGGAATCATTGGTTAGACCATATTGATATGATTTTAAAAAATCAAGATTATGAATATACAGACAAACTAAAAAAATCAAGAAAGTCAGTTATTAAACATAGTAAAAATACATTAAATCAATTAGAAAAAGAAGAGCCAACTAATACAGATCAAGATAGAGGAAATGAACAACATGATGAATATGATATAGTAAAAGAGGTTTATTCACTTACAAGTAATTTAGAAAAAAATGGAAAGGAGTTATTATTAATGGGAGGAGCTTACGGACACATGAGTCATCCTTTTGATGACAAGGATTTAACATTCGGTGATTTGAAAAAAATCATCACATTAGGATTGAGTGGTCAATTAAACAGAGAAGACAATGTTACTGAAAAAACAGACGGACAAAACCTAATGGTGAGTTTTAAAAATGGTAAATTAATTGCTGCTCGTAACAAAGGACATTTGAAAAACAAAGGTGAAACAGCTTTAACTATTAAAGATGTTGAGAAAAAATTTAAAGGACGAGGAGCAATCAGAGATGCTTTTGTTTACGCCATGAGGGATTTGACAAAGGCAATCGGTGCTCTTTCTAAAAAACAACAAGACAAGATATTTGGTAATGGTAGTAAGTTCATGAGTTTAGAAGTCATGTGGCCTGCTAGTGAGAATGTCGTAAACTATGATATTACAGAATTGGTTTTTCATGGGGCGATGGAATATGATGATAGTGGTAGGGTAATAGGACAAGCAAAGGATAGTGCTAGAATGCTACAAGGTATGATAAAACAAGTCAATCAACACATTCAAAAACACTACAAGATATCAAAACCAAACTTTGTCAATGTTCCAAAACATCAAGACTTTGGGAAAATGAAAAAGAAATACATTGGTAGATTACAAAAATTACAAAACATATATTCGTTAAAAGACAATGACACCTTTGCACTATATCATCAGATGTATTGGCAAGAATTTATTTTTAATGCAAGTAAACAATTTAAATTTAAAATCACAAATGAAATGTTGGTTAAGTTAACTAAACGATGGGCATTTTTTGACAAATCATATACTATACCTATGATGAAAAAAGATATGAAAGACAATCCAAAGTTTTTAGATTGGGCATTGACCACCGATAAGATTGATAAAAACAGAATGGTCAAGGATAACATGAAACCATTTGAAGAATTATTCTTTGAGGTCGGTGCTGAGATAATGAAAAACATGGATGGTTGGATGGCTGTTAATCCAGCAAAGTCAGTACAGAATATGAGAAAGAAACTCAAGAAAGCAGTTTCGGATGTGAGAGCTGGTGGTGATTTGAAAAAATTAAACAGATTAAAGGTTCAGTTAGATAGATTAAATGCTATCGGTGGATTTGATTCTATTGTTCCATCAGAGGGAATCGTGTTTAAGTATAATGGAAACACATATAAGTTCACAGGTGCATTTGCTCCTATAAATCAAATAACAGGTTTGATGTTTTTTTAAAATAGAGGTTATACTATGGGTAGAAATATAGAGAAAGTAAAAAAGTTAATAGCTGGTGTTGGTGGTAAAGGAACTCCACGAATTGGATATACAGGAAAAACTATTGAAATGAGAAAAGAGGGTGAGGTTTGGGAAGAGGCAAGTGGTAGAAAATTTACTAAAGTAGATGGTAAAAGAAAACAAATTACTAAGATACCACCAAAAGGATTTGACAAATGTGATGATTGTGAAAAACTAATCCTTAAAACTATTGACCAACAAACTTATAATAGATTTAAAAAGTGTAAGTATTGTCAGATAGATTTTGAGATGAAATTAAAAAGAGAAGGTAAGTGGGAAGATTGGGTAAAAGAAATGGAAGAAAAAAGATGGGAAAAGGTTCTTGCTGAGTATGAATCCGAAATGATGGGAATAAAAGATGCGGATAGTCCGTTTGATGAAACAGTAGCAAAAGCTATTGGAAATCACGAACAAAATCAAAGTAAAATATGAGTAACTTAAAACAAGCAATAAAACAAAACTATTTAAAGTGTGCTAAAGATCCTTCATACTTTATAAACGAGTTTTGTGTTATACAACATCCTCAAAGGGGTAAGATAAAATTTAAACTTTATCCATATCAGTTTGATGTATTAAAAGAGTATGAAAACCATGACTATAATGTTGTATTAAAATCTCGTCAATTAGGTATATCTACTTTAACGGCTGCTTATTCACTTTGGATGATGTTATTTCACGCTGATAAAAATATTTTATGTATTGCTACAGCAAAAGATACTGCTAAAAACTTGGTAACTAAAGTTCGTATTATGTACGAAGGATTGCCACAATGGTTGAAAACTGCCATTGTCGAAAATAATAAACTTTCACTTATCTTTAAAAATGGTTCACAGATAAAAGCTATTGCTTCTAATGAATCTGCTGGTCGTTCTGAGGCACTATCTCTACTAATCTTAGACGAGGCTGCTTTCATCGACAAGATTGATACCATATGGACTGCTGCTCAACAGACATTGGCTACTGGTGGACAATGTATTGGTATATCAACTCCAAATGGTGTAGGAAATTGGTTTCATAAAACTTGGATGGATGCTACTGATGGTCTTAATAAATTTAATACTATTAAACTTCATTGGACAGATCATCCAGAAAGAGATCAAAATTGGAGAACAGAACAAGATAGAATATTAGGTCCAAGTAAGGCTGCTCAAGAATGTGATGCTGACTTTTTAAGTTCTGGTCGTTCTGTTGTAGATCCTGCTATTTTAGAATGGTATAAAGAAAAGATGTGTTGTGAACCAAATGAAAAAAGTGGATTTGATAGAAACCTTTGGATATGGGATTATCCAAATTATGATAAGAATTATTTAATAAGTGCTGATGTAGCTCGTGGGGATGGAACAGACTATTCAACTGCTCAAGTATTTGATATAGAAGAGATGGAACAAGTAGCAGAATACAAAGGTCAGCTAGGAACAACCGAGTTTGGAAACTTTTTAATTGAATTAGCTACAAAATATAACGATGCTCTACTTGTTGTGGAAAATAACAACATAGGGTGGGCAACTTTACAAACTATCATTGATAGAGGATATGAAAATCTCTTTTATCAAGAAAAAAATCATCTCATCGTGGATGAGGACATTCAGCATACAAACAAATATAGAAGTATAGATAGAAACAAGATACCAGGTTTTACTACAACAATGAAATCAAAACCATTAATTATTGCTAAGATGGAAGAATATACTAGAGAAAAGATGGTAAAGATAAAATCAACACGATTAATTGATGAACTTTTTGTATTTATATATAAGAATAGTAAAACTGAAGCATTAGATGGATATAATGATGACCTTGTTATGTCGTATTCTATTTTGTTATGGATTAGAGATACTGCGATTCGTATTCAATCGGAAAGAAACGAATTTCAAAGTAGTTTAGTTGGTGCAATTGGAAACCTAAATGGTAATACAACTGTAATGACACCAAATAGTGTTCCAAAAAATAATCCATATAAAGTAAAAATTAATGAAAATGAAGAAGAAGATTTAACTTGGCTATTGGGGTAAAACATGGCAGACAATTTATTTACAAGACTTGGTAGATTATTTCAATCTAATGTAATAATTAGAAAGACAGATGATAATCGTTTAGTGGTAAAGGATTTAGACTTTACACAAACAAGTTTACAATCAAATTTTATAGATCGATATCAGAGGTTGATACAAAATACATATTCAAATCCATATTCGGTTGCTCAAAACAGACGAGCTGCTTATGAGATAAGAAAACATGATTTATTTAGAGATTATGAGTTAATGGATCAAGACCCGATTATTGCTTCTGCTCTTGACATATATTCAGACGAAAGTACGGTTACAAATATTGAGGGTGAAATTTTAAAAGTAAAAAGTGAAAATACAAAAGTACAAAAGATTTTACATAATTTATTTTACGATGTTTTAAACATAGAATTTAATTTGTGGAGTTGGATTCGTAATATGACAAAGTATGGTGATTTTTATTTACAATTAGATATTGTGGATAAATTTGGAGTAGTAAATGTAAAACCTGTTTCTGCTTATGACATTACAAGATTAGAAGACCATGATCCTGCTAATCCACAATTAATTCAATTTGAGATAAATAGTGAAAAAAAAGAAATGAAAGAAAACTATGAAGTTGCTCACTTTCGTGTTTTATCCGACACAAACTTTTTACCATATGGGCGCTCAATGTTAGAGAACGGAAGAAAGATATTCAAACAATTGACTTTGATGGAAGACGCTATGTTGATACACCGTATTATGAGAGCGCCTGAAAAACGAATCTTTAAGATTGATGTTGGAAATATACCACCAAGAGAAGTTGAACAATTTATGCAAAAAATCATTAATAAGATGAAGAAGACTCCTGTGATTGACCAAGCTACTGGTGAATATAATTTAAAATATAATGTGGAATCTGTAACTGAAGATTACTTTCTACCTGTACGAGGTGGAGATAGTGGAACTGAAATAGATACTTTACCTGGCTTGTCCAACAATGACCAAATAGACGACATAGAATATCTACGAAACAAACTTATGGCATCCTTGAGAATACCAAAGGCTTTCTTAGGATATGAAGAAGGTTTAAGTGGTGGTAAAGCTACACTTGCTGCTGAAGATGTTCGTTTTGCTCGTACAATTGAAAGGTTACAAAAGATTATTGTTAGTGAATTAACTAAAATTGGTATTGTACACCTTTACTCACAAGGATTTAATGATTCTGATTTAATTGATTTTCAGTTAGAGTTACAGAATCCATCAATGATTCATGAGCAAGAAAAATTAGAATTGATGAGTCAACAACTTGATATTGCTGAAAAAGCTATAGATTCAAAGTTGTTTAGTCGTAAGTGGATATATGACAATGTTTTTGATTTAAGTGACCAGCAAAAACTTGATATTTACGAAGCTATAGTAGAAGATACTAAACAAAAATTTCGTTTAGAGCAAATAGAAACAGAAGGAAGTGATCCTGCTAAAGAACCACCACCAAGTGAAGATGAAGATGACGATGATAATTTTGAAGTAAGCAGAAAAGGTAAATGGGGTGGAAGTGAAAAAGATCCTTTTAAAGACCAAGAAGATATGAAAGATAAATATGGACATGAAAGTCTAAAAGATGTCGATAGATCATATGGAAAAAGGGAATTTAAAGGTAAATCACCTCTTGCCACATCAAAAGCTAGTACAGTTGTTGCTCGTGAAGGTATATTAGATCAACTTAAAGAAAAGTTTCCTAAAGACAAATCTTCTATGTTGAGTGAAGATAATATAATAAAAGAGTAATTTACCACTTTATCTAAATTCTGTTATATTTATATATGAATAATTGTATCAAAATCTTTGGAATAATATATGAGCAAATTTAAGCATAGTAAACTAAGAAATACGGGATTACTCTTTGAGTTCCTTTTAAGACAAGTCACCGTAGATGTTTTGAACAAGAAAAAGGAATCACCAGCTCTTAAAATTATTAAAAGTCAATTTAATGAACACACCGAGTTAGGTAAGGAGTTGGCTTTATATAATCTTATCATGACAAAGAAATTTAAATCAGATAAGAAAGCAGATTTCTTTTTATCAGAAGTGATTAGACAAAGGGGGAAGTTAAATAACATGAATCTTCGTAGAGAGAAGTATAATGTTATTGCTACTATAAAAGAGTCTTATGATGTAAATCAGTTGTTTAGTTCCAAAGTTCCAAATTATAAAACCTTTGCTTCTGTATATAAGTTGTTTGAGGGTATAAACGAAATGGGTGCTGACGAAAAAACAGAAAGTTATTTTATAATAATTGAAAATGTAACAACTTTAAAACACACAAAAAATAAATCTTATATACCTGAAGAGTTTAAAGATAAAGATTTAAGAATACTTTCTTATAAAACACTTTTGGAAAAGTTCAATAAAAAATATACTAATCTTTCTGATCAACAAAAGAAAGTTCTTAAAGAGTACATTAGTAATATTTCTAATACAAACAACTTTTCTATATTTGTAGAAACTCAAATACCAAAACTTAAAAGAAAGTTGAATGGTAAAGTTAAGAAAGTAAAAGATAAAGTATTAAAAATTAAATTACAAGAAGCAATTAATTGTGTTGATAAATTTTGCTTAAATGAATCAAAACAAACAGATGATAATTCTGTTATACAATTGTTGAGATATTATGAACTCGATAAAGAACTCGACAAAGTTTGATTCCATAGTTAAGGAACTTGCAAGTAGTTTATTTCGTAATAAATTAAAAGAAATAACTACAACAGCAAGTATAGACACTTATCAGACTCCTTATGCTTTTAGTAAAAAAGGAATGAAAAAGAAGAGGAAGAAAAATATTGAAAAACAAACTGGATATAAGTTTGTCGATGAGGCTTTATCCAATGATGATTTAAAAAAGATAAAGAAAGAAATAAGAAAAGAAGTATCCGATATCTTATTTGATATTTGGGTAAAACGAAGCTCTTGGGGGGGTAAATAAATGTCAAGATATCAAGCAGATCCTAATAATTCAAAAAAAATGATACCAAAGGCTGTTCCAACTAGTGCTTTTGGAAAAGCTACCACTCCGGCTCCTTATCCTGCTAGACATGAAAGACCTAATTACATTTTAATTAATAAAGTGGGAAATTATTCTTTTGCATATGAATCAGGAAGTCTTAACAGTTATGTAAGTGGCTCACAAGTAACTAATGCTGCTGCTGGTCCAGTTAGATTGGATATTAATCCAATTGCTTGGGTAAGTAAAAATGGTGCTGCTGGTGATGTAACTTTTGTATACACAGGAAACATAGGGTAAAAAAATGAATAAAAAATTATTAGTAGATGTAAGACCATTTGAAATATCTCGTCAGAAAATTGATGAGAGTATTAAAGAAAATGATGGTCGTTTAATAGTAAAGGGTGTCCTACAGAGAGCCGAATCTAAAAATCAAAATGGTAGAGTTTACCCACGAGAAGTATTATTGAAAGAAGTTTCTAAATATTTAGAAGAACAAGTTAGTGAGAGACGAGCACTCGGAGAACTCGACCATCCAGAATCATCTGTAGTTAATTTGAACAATGCGTCACATAATGTTATTGAAATGCATTGGGATGGCGATGACCTTTTAGGAACTGTAGAAGTTCTATCCACACCAAGTGGGAACATATTGAAAGAATTATTTAAATCAGGTATCAAACTTGGTATTTCATCAAGAGGATTGGGTTCGGTAGAACCGATGAGAGAATCTGAAGGTGAGGATGGAACTGTTGAGGTTCAACCTGACTTTGAACTTATTGCATTTGATTTCGTATCAAATCCATCTACACATGGTGCTTTCATGAGACCTGTTAACGAAGGTGTAGAAAAACAAAAACCTGAAACAAGAATCGAATCTATTATTAACTCTATAATGAGGGGATAATATGCCTTCGGTTTCCAAGAAACAACAAAAGTTTATGGGAATAGTTCGGTCAATCCAAAAGGGTGAACAACCCGCAAGTAAATTTTCCAAAGATGCTCAAGATGCTGCTAAGAAGATGAAGAAGAGTAGCGTAAAGAAATATGCTAAAACCAAACACGATGACTTACCTATCAAAAAAGAATCCTTATCAAAATCACAGATTAAAAAAATGAGAGATGAATTTGATAAAACCGGCGAACTACCACCTCATTTAAAAAAGATATCAAAAGCTAAAAAAGAATTTGAGAAAAAATTTAAAGTAAAGGATGTTGAAATACCTGGTTTAGAATGGATGAGTAAGTTAGGTGAGGCTGCTGATAGAGATTATAAAGCAGAATACAAAAAATTTCAATCATCAACAAAAGCTAAAAAATACAGAGCTGAGTTGAATAAATATAACCGACAAAAAGGCACTTATGGGAATGGTGATGGTAAAGATGCTTCTCATAAGGGAGGAAAAATCGTGGGGTTTGAAAAAGAGTCAACAAACAGAGGACGAGCTGAAAAGAGTCGTTTGAAAAAAGAAGATGCCCAACAAGAAATAGATGAGTATCTTGATAATATTTTAGAAGATTTATGTTTATGTGAAGCTTGTCAAAAAGGATATATGACACATCCTACTCGTAAAACAAAAACTATGTTTGGTAAAAGATACAGAAATTGTGTTAAGAAAGAATCTGTAAATGAACAATCTAAAACAATTAAAAAAATTGAAAAGTTAGCAAAAGCAAATAAGTATGGAGATATCGATGGAACAAAAATGAATGGTAAAACTGCTAATTTAATTATGAAAATTTACAATCATCCAAAGATGAAGAGTTATAAAAAGAAATTCGATACATATAAATCACACGAGTTGGTTGATATGACTATTAACATGTCAAAGATTTTGAAGATAAAAGAAGCAGATTTAGGACTCACATATAAAAGAGGTAAAACAGTAAAAGTCAAACATAAGAAATCCGGTAAAACACTTGTCATTGTAGATAAACCAGTCGTAAGAAAAGAATATGAAAAAATAGGATATTTTGCTGAGTCCGTAAATGAAAAAGTAGATTCTGAAATGAAGAAGATATATCAACTTCTTATCAAGTATGGAAATAATGCAAAAGATGCTGCGGCTATGATTAAAAAGAATTTAAAGTATGTAAACAAAACATACAGAAATTCAACTCCGAGAGGTAAGGCTGTAGCACTTGTAGGACTTCAAAGTTTAGGTGAGGGAACCTGTGGATACGGTATAGATGGAAAGATTGGTGAAGAACCAGCAGGTCCTAACTTGATAAAGAAAATCAAAAAAATATCGAAATCAAAAATAAAAGATGAAAAAATTAAATTAAAAAGTAAATCAGGTATGGGTACTATAAGTCATGTTGGTATGCCAAAAGCATCAAAGGGTGTTGAAAAATTATTTAAGATTGCTGATAGTGGATATGGTAAAGTAGGTGGAGTAACTGTTGATAGTATGTCTGCTAATCTATTTAAACAAATTTACAACAAAGCAAATGATGATATCAAAAAAAAATTAAATACAAAGAATGAGAAACAATTAGTAAAAATTCTTGGTGGAATGTGGAAAAAATTTGGAAAAAATGTTAGTATAGGGAGTAGTTTATAATGGCTGAACTAAAGAAAAGTAATTTAGATACACCTGAAATGCATGTTCAGGATCAAAAACACGAAATCAACACAGAGTTGATTGGAATAATAAAATTTAGACAAAACAAAAAATGGTTAATCAGCATAGCTGTTGTATCATTATTTTCTGCTATATTAGGACTTATGATTTGGTTTATGAGTAGTGGTGTTGATGTCATGGGTGGTTGGAAGGAGATTCTACTACTGATGTTAGGTGGATTCGTAGGTTCGTTTGCCAAAGTCATTGACTTTTGGTTCAACAACGCTGAAGATGATGTTAAACTATTAGAACACGCGGATGATTAAGGGGTAAGGTTATGAGTTTTTTAGCAACATTAGGAAAAGCCGCTGGTAGTTTACTTGGTGGTGATGCAATTAAAGACATCGGAAATATTGTAGATGATTTACATACTTCAGGTGAAGAGAAAGCAGAAGCTAAACAAAAGATTACACAGATATTAGCACAAGCCGAACAAGCGGCTCAAGCTCAAGTATCTGCTCGTTGGGAAGCTGATTTAAAACATGGTAGTTGGTTAAGTAAAAATATTAGACCAATTACATTAATCTTCCTTACTGGTGTATTTGTAATACTAAGTGTATTTGATGGCAACATGGGTGAGTTCACAATTGGTGAAGCTTATGTTCCAGTTTATCAAACTCTATTGATGACTGTATATGCGGCTTATTTTGCTGGTCGTTCAATTGAAAAAGTAAAGAAGGTAACTAAGTAGTGGCATATAGAGTATTAATGGAAGTAGTTCCAAGACCCGATGACACCGAAGAGTGGATTTGGAATGAAACAAATGCTAATAGTGTTTCTTCTACTGGTGGAAAGGGTTGGACTGCTAAACTTAACTCAAGTGATTCTGTTTGGGAATATTCCACTCAAAGTGATGCTAATGTAAAAATGAATGAATTATTTGAAGCCGACTCAACTAACAGACGATATAAAATTATAGAGGTATAAAATGATTAAATTAAAAGATTTTTTAAATGAAGGGATTCCAAACTATTTTAGAGGATATTTTGATAATGTAAATAATAATCTTGATAGACTAGAAAAAAATGTTAAACTATTGATAAAAGATTTGGGAAAAGATGGTTTAAAAAAAGAGTCATTAGAAGTTGCTTCTCTTTATAAAAAACACATAATAGAGTTTAAAGTTAAACTCAAAAACTTTGAGAAGAAAAATCGTGATTAAGTTAAAAGAATTATTAAATGAAAAAACTGTATCAATGGGACAAGTTCATTCTAACCCATATGCTTCATCGTTTAAGTCACCTAAACAAATAGAAGAAGATGGACATACTGATGTTCCATCTGCTATAAGAAAATTAAAAACATCTATTGAAGATGCCAACGAAATAATGGATAAACTCAATAGTATGTCAGAAGAAGAATCATTACCAAGTTGGTGGACAGATAAAATAACTCTTTCTGCTAATTACTTAAACAAAGCTAGAGATTACATATTAAACTCAAAGGAAACCAAATAAGATAATATTTATTATTATGAAAGACCAAATTACATATAACGGAAAAAAATACCAACGAGTAAATGAAGCTAGTATGGAACTCAAAAAATTAGAAGATGCTATTAAGATGTTTCAAAAGAAAATTAAGAAACAAGGTAGAGTTACTAATGCTAGAGATGAAGACCACCTTGAAAATCTAATAAAGATTTATAAACAAATGGGTGGTAAAAAAATAAAAGAATCTGTAAGTGAAAATCTTGATAGAAGAGTAACTGTAAAAGAAGTTCGCTCTTGGTTAAAAAAATTAGAAGAGTTTCGTTATAGAAAAATAAGAAATGTTGATGCTAGAAGAGTTACTTCTTTTATCAATAGTAATTTAAGTGAAACAGATTTACCTAATTCTTTACAGAAGAAATGGGAACATGCCAAATACGGTAGAGAAAAACATTTGGCAGACAAATTCATCAAAGAAAAAATTAGTCAGAAGTGGAGCGAGATTGCTCAAAATGAGGGTGTTGAAATGAAAAATATTAGTTTATTAGGAATAGTAGAAGACCTTGTGCCAGTTAAGGAACGAGAGCAAGGGGTAAACAAGTTCGAGGTCATTGAGGCTGTAAAAAACTATCAGATGATAGGTGGACAACTTTTCAAAGACAATGGTATTATCGAAGTTGCTAAACAACTTGTCGGTATTGCTGAATCTGCTCAAAATCATGTTTTAAGTGAAACTGATGATTGGTTTGATTCTGTTTCTGTAAAAAGAAATATGAAGGAATTAAAAGGTTTAACGGGTCAATTTAAAAAAGCTGCTCTTGAAGCCAATGCCGTAAACGAAAGATTAAATGCTCTATATGAGGATATGGGAAATATTTTAAATAGATACTATGACATTGAAGAAGCTATGGATCCTGTTGGTAAAGAGGATGGTGATATAGATAATGACGGTGATAAAGATGATAGTGATGAGTATCTAGCAAAACGCCGTAAAGCTATTTCTAAGGCAATAAAAAAACAAAATGGAGATAAGTAGTACATTTATTTATGTCTCATTGACATTATGGCAAATCGGTTTTATTATAGGAATATTATTAAAGTTATTTTACAAAAATGATAAAGCTAAAAAGGTTTTTACGAATACATCAACACCAAAAGCTGTTGAGGTCGTACTTCCAAAAAAAACAAAAGAAGTCGGACATATTGAAATCGAGATGAAAAAAAATATAGCACTACAAAAACCAACAAAGTCATCTATTAAATCGGATGAAGTGATAAAAGGTAAAGTAGTGACACAGAAAGAAAAACTTAAACAACTTAGAAGAGGTTAGATATGGCAAAAGGTTTAGATTGTGGTACATCATTCTATATTGCTGCTACAGAAGAGCTAGTTAAAAAACAAAGAAATGCATTCTTAACTGTCGATGGGGAGGTGAACCAAGTCAAGAGAATGTTAAAACGGCAAGGAATTCCCTTTGTCGAAAAAGCTAGTAAGGTTCATATAGTTGGACAACACGCTTTCAATTATGCTCAAATATTCTCTACAGCAGAACTTAAAAGACCAATGAAAAGTGGTCTATTAAATCCTACAGAGAAAGATGCTCTACCAGTTCTAAACGCAATAATCGGAGAGTTGTTGGGTGATGCTAAAGATGGAGAAACTTGTGTTTATTGCATTCCATCTAAACCTATCGATGTCGAAAGGGAAGTATCATATCACGAAGATGTGTTGAGAACGATAATAGAACAATACGGATACAATGTGAAAAAGATAGAGGAGGCAGTTGCGATTGGATATGAAGGATTGGTTGATACTCAGCTAACTGGTGTAGCCATCTCGATGGGTGCTGGTATGTGTAACATAGCAGTTATGTATCAAGGGATGACTGCCCTATCTTTTAGTGTCAGTCGTGGTGGAGATTGGGTAGATGAAAATGTTTCTATGGACACAGGAGTATCAAAAGCTAAGGTAACTAATATTAAAGAAACATCAACTACACTTGATTTATCTGCTGCT